AGATGAATCAAATGAAGAAATAGATCAATTTATAAATTCATTAACGACTAGTCAATTTAATGAAATTAATAAATTTATTTCAAATGCACCAACATTAAAATACGATGTTAAGTTTACATGCGAATCGTGCGGTAAAGAAAATCATAACGTATTGGAAGGTATTCAGGATTTTTTTTCTTAAACCTCTCTCATGATTCTTTAGAAAACTATTACAGAGTGAACTATCAACTAATGCAAAATTTTCAATACTCTTTAACAGAAATAGATTTAATGATACCTTGGGAGAGGGAAGTATATCTAACGTTACTTACAGAAGACTTAAAAGAAAAGAATGAACAAGCCCAAAGGGGATAGCAATGGCTACATTAGCTGATATTAACGAAACGTTACAATCTAATCAAAAGCTAGCTGAAGACACTAATAAAAATATTAGTGAAATGAAAGTTGGTATATTAGGTTTTTTTGATTTTGAAAAAAGAAAAAGACTTGATGATTTAGAAGCGTCAAGGGAAAAGAAAAATAATCAAGCCGCAGCTATATCTAGTGCTACACAAGAAGGTAAAAAAGATGGGGTTGACGGTGAATTTGGTTTTGGAAATATTGGAAATTTCTTAGGTGGTCTGGGTTTTGGTAAGTTGTTAAGTGGTGCTGGTAAACTCTTTTCATTAGCATTTCTAGCAAGAATATTTAAACGCGGTATTTTCGGTACTATAGCTGTAATGCTTGCAGATGAGATTGCAAGTGGTGTAAAGGCTTTGACTGGTTCGGATCTTGCTGGTGCGTTAACAGAAGCTGGAATTGTTGGTGGTGGCTTAGGAGCTATGTTTGGGCCTAAGGGAATTATAATTGGAGCAATGGCTGGAGTAATTACAACATCTGCAAAAGCTTTTGGTGATTATGTAGAAGAAGAACTGAAAAAGCAAGATATAGATTTTGCACCGATAATAGGAGAAGCAGCTGGCGCAACTACTAATATTGCAGGATTTGCTACAGTTGGAGGACTAGTCCTAGGACCATTGGGAGCAATAGCAGGTGCAATTATTGGTGGATCTGTTTCATTATTTCAAACATACCAAAGATACCAAAATGATCCAGAGTTTAAGAAACTTGTAGATGAAAAAGCTGCAAACATTAAAAAGAATGTTGAAGATAGTATAATAGCTGCAGGTAATTTTATATTAGATTCATTAGATAAAATTGCTCCAGATTTAATTACAACAAAAGATGAAAAAGATGCTTTCAGACAAGCAAAACCTGAACGAGCAAAATTACTCGATGAAACTCAAAAAGAAGTAAATATATTAGCCCGCAAAAAATTATATGAACCAGAATCATTTAGTGAAATTGATAGAAAAAAATTAACTGCATCAACAGCGTTGCTAAGTGAACTTCGAGCAGAACGTGATGCATTTCTTAATAGTGATAATAGAGATGCCATGCTTAGACGAGGATCCTCTCAAGGCGGAATGACTGCAGAACAAGCAGCTGAGGCATTTGGGGCAAAGACCACAAAGGCAGATATAAAAACTGCCGATGAAATAATAAAATTTGTAGCAGTTAAAAGAGATAAAGAAAGAAAAATTGATTCTTTTACTAGAGGCTTAAAAGGTAGAGCTTTGGAAAGTTCACTATCACGGCAATTTGGCATAAGTGATATGACTAAAATAAAAGAACTGGCTAAAGAAATGAATATGTCGCTTATAGACTATTTTGAAAAATATAGAACAGTTGGTGTAAATACAACACCACCAGCTGTTGTTGATGCTTCTGTTACTAATGTTGGAAGTGCAACCACCGCTCTCGTTGGATCAGGCACAAACTCATTTGACGCAAATAATCCATTAGTACGAAGAGCGATGGAAGCTGTTGTTCTTTAGTCTTCTTGTGCTAGTTTAGCAAAATAAGACATTGTATCATCATCACTTTGAAGATTAACTTCTTCAGCCGTGATTGGCTCAGCAACTTTATATTCAGGTTGCGGAGCTGGTGTATGCATTTGAGATTCTTGTCTCATAGTCGGTGCACCCATCGATGATTCCTCACCTAGAACTCGGGCTAATTTAGTTTTAAGTTCATCGTAGGTTTTATAGTTCTTTGCATCGTTGAATTCATTAAGATCATGCAATTGATTATACACTGCTTCTAGCTTAGCTTCATCTGACTCATAAAGAGCAGTTCCACTAGCAAACTCAGATTTATCATAGTTACGATAACCTTCGACCTGACGAATTTTAAGTTTGAAGTTAGCACCATCCCAGAAATCAAATGGATTGATTGCTTTTTCATCAGCGAATGATGGTTGCATAACATCCATAATCTTATCAAAGATTTTCTTACCAAACTTATAGAGTACAACACGACCTTGATTATGAGGTGCAGATGGATCTTCTACTACTAATGCATTAACTACGTAATGCAAACGCCGCTTTTGTGCACGTGCGGTTTCTTTATCGGCTTCAATCCCAGAATTCCAGAGTCTGGAGTTGAGTTCGCCAACAGGGTCAGGTTGACCAATCGATGTAAGACTATTTTCGATATACCAAAGACCGGTTGGTCCTTTGAATCCATGATCCCAGTATCTGACCCATGGTAGTTCTGAACCTTCTGCGGCTGGTAAGAAACGTAAGACTGCATATCCATTACCTGCCTTGTCTACGGTTGGTTTCCAGATACGCTCATCATCATAGTTTTTCTTTTCACCACCACCGACTGCTTCGGCTGCTTTTACGAGTTGTGAGATATCTGTACCGCGATTGCGTTTAAGTGATTCGAATGACATATTTATTTTTTCCTTGTATAGCTGAAATATGATTAATTATAACACAGTATTGCTGTAATGTAAATCTATATATATTCATCTTATTCGAATAAAGCTGAATCAATAGAATTTGTTTTAGGTAGGAAGTTGAGGTTCATTGCTTCTGCCTCAAGCTTCCCTTTGATGATAGGTGATATGAACTTATTGACATCTACTGGATCAATATCATTCTTATCACATAGATAGAGGATGGCATCCATGTAACTGATATGCATATCAACCACCGCTTTCTCTATCAATTGCGTGAATTTACTTTTGTTGAGAAAGTCACTCATTTATCTAATACCCTTAATAAGATTGTATCACTACCTAATCTACCATTTGGTATACTAGTTTTAGTAGTAAGTGTTTTCCATTCCTTATCAATTTGATTTGGTGTCTTACCCAAGACGATAGGAAGGAAAGCGTCAGGCTTTCTGAGTTTTACCGTCCGACTATTTACTTTATCAATATTCTTGATAGAGGTGCCAGAGATCTCAAATCCTTTTACGTCCTGAGTAATATATTCCGTCAATGCACGTGTCTTAGTATTAAACGTGTATAGACGGGTACCACCTACAATTTTAATAGGAGGTATTGACACTAGCTTAAATTCAGTATCTTCTTTCTTATACTGAACTTTAGCCACTTGTTTATCTGCAGCTTTTGGTTGCTTTACCCGCGTTGCACGAGTAGCTTTTGCTGCAGAACGGATACGATCACAGTCAGCCAACATATCTTGGCAAGCTTTAATCCTCCGATTGAGTTCTGGTCTTTTCAAATGTGCATATCCTTCTACTGCATCTTCGCAGCGTTTGTGATATGCATCTTCATAATCAAGTAACCAGCCTTCAATTACTTGTCTTACTGATGCAACAGCTGCACCGGTAAGACCATGTCTTTTAAATTCCTGATAGATATCAAGTTCAGCTTTTTCACCATCAATCCATTTATCTTCAAGATCAAGAAGATCTTGCATAATAGTATTACTAATCTTCTTTTGCAAACGTTGCATCGGTGAAAGAGATACTACAGTAGCAGAGTCTTTGAGCTTTGCTTGCTTTTCAAAGTAGATATCTTTACCTGACTCTACAAGCGTCATCACGTACTTGTATAGACCTTCAGCATACTTACTAGATTTTTCGTCTAGCTTAAGTCCACTGTTAATCCAAAAAGCGGTAGCACAATAGTGAGTGAAGATATAGAACTTATATTCAGGATTTGACAGGGCAAACTTTTGATTTTTAGAATCAACGTTTGATTTAATATAAGACTTGAGCGTATTAATAAGATCTTTACGATCAACTTCTATATGAAAGTAATATTTTACAGCATCGAAGCCTTTGTCAATTGGTGCACCAGCAAGACCGGTTCTAGCACGTGCTCTGACTTTAGCTTTTTTACGTTTTACCATAGGCATAAGAATTCTCCTCTTTTTTCATTCTTTATATATTCTATCACAGTTTCACGCAAATGTACACAGTTAATTTCACTATTTGTGAAAATAGTTGGAGCCAGGTTAAGCTGGTCCAAAGTTAGTGTATGTCTATACATCAACTGCACCAGATTTAGCGTCTCATATTTGCGATGTCAATTGCATCCTTAGAATCTTTACGGACAGGTACCATATTTGATTTATGAAGAGTACCAATGCCAGCGAGCTCATCACCAGTATATTGATTAGCTTTACGCTTACCTTCTACCTTCATGATGAGATCGCTGGTGGGCACTGTCTCGGTTACGGTATAATCTGGAAGGTCAGCTTTCCAGCGACTACCCTTTTGATAGCCCAAAGACTTGAGGAGCTTTGCTGTTTCAGCTTCAGCTTGAAGTACAGCTTGCGTCTTTTTACGGGCTTTTCTCTTACGAGAAGAAAGCGTAGTCATACCGCGAACGAGGTGCATAGTCATGATCTTTTATATCCCTTCCTTGTCATATCGTTGATGCGTTCTTGCAAATACTGACGAACAATCTTTTGAATTTGATCATACTGACCATCAGTAATTGATTTCATACGCTCCAGCTCACCTTCGAATACACGAACTGCCATCATACGATCACTAGATAAGTTTTCCATTATACTATTCTATCACAGTTTCCTCTGTTTGTACACCGTTAATTGCATCTACAAGCACTTTTGCCTCTTCTAATTCAGCAGTTTTTTGTGCTTTCACGTTGTCATCAAGTTCTTTGAATGCACGAGTTTCACGTAGCTTTTCAAGCAAGACTTCATTCTGTGCTATACGTGTCTTAATAACACTATTAGCAACCGCGTTCTTGTACTCCAGAAGTACGTATGCACGATACTGTGTACCATTTTGTACGATCTGATTCTCTTTGACAGTATAACCTGCAACATCTGCATCTGCAATCAGATTACGAGTTACCTGTTCAAAGTTATTTTGAACAGTGGCATCAAAGTCCGATGATCCCAACTTTGTTTTAAACAACTTCATTTGAGAACGAATACGACTATCAACACGATCGGCAAGAGTAGTCTTAGCTGATAGTACTGCAATGTCAACCGCTAACTGAAGATCTGGCGTGACTGCAGTACCGACTGCATATACGGCATCTTCTTCCTTAGGAATGTTTGTATACCAATTTGGCATATTATCAATTTGCTTTTCAACTTGAGCTGATTGATATTCAAACATTTGTTGCGACATTAATGTCTCTGGTGGGGTTTTATCACAAGCTGCCACAGCTGCGACGAGAGGAATAAACGCTAACCTTTTCATTTTATACTCCATTCAAAACTGCGACAATATTATCGCGCATACCAGAAGTAACAAACCAATTCATAACTTCTGGGTTGTATGTTACTAGCATTGCACCAGCAATCATACCTAATACAAATTTAATCATTATAAAATTCCCATACTGACCAATGTACTGAAGAGGTGAGTAACTCCATTACCTTCTTCTTCCACACCAAATAAAAACTCACCTACTGATCTGTTTTTGGCGGGTATTTCTTTCTCAATGATTATAGTTTTTGGCGGTGATTTGCAATCATATCGTTTAATATCATCGACTATACTACCATCTTTAAAAAACGTTCTTTGAGAATAGAAACAATCTTGTGCCTGTGCACTAGTTCCAATCGTTATCCATAGCAACAGTATCGCGCATCTTTTCACCATAGTATTTCTCCGCATATTGTGGCGCATCTTGATAATGATTATGATTTTCATCGTATTGATTATGAATTTTAGAAACATAATCATTAAATTTTTTGCGTTCCTTCTTATCTACTTCATCGACGTAACGTACTACACGTGCAGCACTAGCAGCTAGCCTTGCGCGTCTTGCTTTGATTTTTTCAAATCTTTCAGCAGCTTCGCGAATGGCTAGCATACGCTCTTCTTGAGTAGAATTCTTAGTAATAACATAATTTGACATTTTTAGCTCCTCAGCTGTTTTTAATCTTGTATATATTCTATCACAGTTTCACGCAAATGTACACAGTTAATTTGCATTAAAGTGATTTTTTTTATGCAGCGTGTGCTGACCAATATTCATCCCAAAGATTATAGACCCATTCATCCTGCTCTGGTCCGCTCAAGTGCATAATATTAACAAAGCACTTATCTTCGACAAGTTTCCAGTTAAGAGCATCTGCTGATTCGCATTCTTCTATACGAGCCAATACTGCATCTTCAAACTTTTCTTCACAATCCATAACGTAACTTGACATACCCATTATTTTTTCTCCTCAACATCAATTCCATAATATTCTTTTGGATCTACTTCAAATCGACCACATTCTGACAAATAAGGATTTTCAATCCAAATTCCTTCATACTCAAAACCTTCTGGCACTGCGTGACGATGTTCCATTAGCGCACCTCATAACCAAGATTATCATAAACCCAATCTTCACCGAGATCAGCAGCAAAAGCCATTACCACACCTTCGCGTGGATGTGTATCCATACGATCGATGAAATGACGTAGTGAGCCCATATGACCTTTGTTGAAACGATGCTTAGCTTCGATGACATCATTACGATCTTCGGCATACATTTCAGCCATATCGTGATCAACACCAACAAACTCAACGTGGCTTTTCCAAAGGGTTTCTTCCAACTTTGTAAGATTCTCTAAAAACATTTTAAGCTCCTCTTTGCTTTTTTCATTTTATAGATATATTATATCACAAAAACCACGAAATGTACACAAAAAAGTGCACGAGGTTATTCAACAAAAACAACTACTTGTAATTTTTTTTTCTAAGAACGATAAATATTAAGCAGATGCTGCTCAAATTGCTCGACTTTATCTATGCGATTGGGCCATAAAATGTATTCTTTTTCAGGATTTTTCTTAAGATTGTTAAGAAGAGGAACAATGGCGTTGTAAAGCTTATCAAGTTTATCTTGACTGGTTCTTGCTTCTACTGAAACATCACCTGCCGCCTTTTGTGCATCTTGTACAGCTTGTAATTCAGACTCATCTACTGCTGTAAAACCAAAATCAAACATATCATCAGACATGACCGTCTCTCCTTTGATACATGTATTGAACAAAAATTATCCATCCAATAAATGCCCAAAAGAAATTGTACATAATTCCTTGAGATATTACCCAAGCAAACATTGAAACCATTATGTGGTCATACCATTTAAGCATTCATTATCCTTAAAGTGATAGAGGAGAGACGAAAGGAATATTTCTCTCCTCTATCTTATTGAGCAGAGCCAACTTATAAATGCTGGATGCGTTCTCCTTTGTTATCGTCCCTAACATTAGGGACTATCGGGTCTATTAAGCGACCAACCTATTCATATTTATATGGAGCGGGTAACCGGAGTCGAACCGATGTCTTTGGCTTGGAAGGCGATTGTAATACCATTATACTATACCCGCATTATTGGCGATTCCGAGAGGACTCGAACCCCTGACCGATTGCTTAGAAGGCAATTGCTCTATCCAACTGAGCTACGGAACCAAATAAGGGGAGTCTTTCTTATGAGGGCACTCTATAATTCCCACCTGCGTCTTTATTTTAAAGTCGTTTACAGGCTTAACCGCGTTATACCGCTCGACTATAGGATTAGAAGAAGCTCAACTGAGAGAGGAGCGAGACAGGAGCCTCTTCTAAACTGTTTACCATATCCACTCAACTTCGATACCAAACTCTGGTTCTTTATCTTGTTCTTGAGTAACATGGTTGAATCCACTATTATGATATGTTTTTAGATTGATAAGTTTTTTGCCAGACTTTTCATATTCCTCTCTAAGTTCTGCAAACTTATCTGTAAGACTTACACCATCACCATTGTACTCATCGAATGGGTGTGTTGTAAAATAAGAAAAGACACCTTCAGTATCATAGATTTTAGTAGTGTCTAACATTATGCAACCTCACGATTACAATTGAACTCGGCATATGCCACATCCAAATCGTCCATAGTGGTACAAAGGCTTAGCAAATACCGAGCATTGCCTTTTGATGTTAAGCCAGCAATATAGTCAAACAGACCATAGTACTCCATTTGGTATTCATACTGCTCGACAGTAGTAATACCTTGCTCTGCCCAATGTGCTGGGTCAGTCACGGTCATACCGTAGTAAGAACCAGGATTTTCATCCATCCACTTCTTACCTTCAGCATTTTTAGCTTCGATATGGGCCTGTAGTGCAATTTGATCTTTAGTAAACATAATATGAACTCCTCTTTTCATTTTATAGATCTATTATACACTATTTTTACGGCAATGTACACAGTTAATTTGCATTTTTTTCAATTATTTTTGAAAAGATAAACTGTATGTTTTGCCTAAGTATGTAAACGTAACCACGCTATGCGAATAGATTGATTTTGTTTTTTCATCATATCGCGTTTCAAAATTACATACTCTGCGAGTACCGCCTGTGGCTTTACTATTATTATGAGCTAACATGCCACCTAATAAGGCACCAACTGCACCACCGTTGTCTACATTTTTGGTCACATTATTACCAATAGCACCACCGATAATAGCACCCATTAAGGTATCTCCGGTTTTATCACCAGAAGTTGATTGCTGTTGACATACTTCTACCTGATAAGGTGTTCTATCAATTACGGTTCTATTGACATCTGTTACAGTTTCAGCATTAGTAGGGCTTGCCGTCACCATCAACGCCGCTGACAACAATAGGGGGACATTCACAAACTTTGACATTATTTAACTCCTCAATCCTTTTATATGAGTTTTGCAATTGTTCTTGTAGTTCTTTAATGTTGTTTTCCAACATCTCTATTACACCATCTTTATTTACTATTTCTCTACGAAATAATTCTAATTCAGATTGTTCGTGGTTTTGGAATTCTGCCATTGGATTAATAATTCCTCCTGTACTCTATATGCCTCAACTTCCCAAGGCAAGTTTAAATATTCTTCTCTGGTCTTATAAAAATTACATTCACTATATAATTCTTTTCTTACATATTGTTTTACATGAACCATTTCATGAAATATTGTTGTAAGAAAATTATCTCCAAGACTTAACCTCTTATCTACCTCAATTATATAGTCTCTATTTTCAACGTCTAAACATGTACCGTCATATCCCTTTAAATTTTTAAGTTCAATATTAATAGTACATTTTTTAATCCTAGGCATAAGCTGTAACCATGCAAATGATGCTGCCTCAAACGCGAATTCACGTTGTCTGCGACTGCCACCTTCTACAAAAATCAAACTTTTCTCCATCATGTATTAATTATACACTATTTTTATGGAAAAGTAAACAGTTAATTTACATTATTCCGTTTGCTGGAGGAACCCATGCTTCGTCTGATTTTCCTTCTTGTTCAGTAATCTCATCTCTACGACCGTACTTTTCAATAGTAACATTATTGCCAATTTTAAATTTAAGATTATCATGCATATGGTGAATAACAAATTCGCATCGGCCATCACCGAAGTCTTTAAATATATTTTGCCAAAGCGGGCGCCAATTGTTAGTCAATCGGTTGTTATTCATACCGCCTCGATCTGAATTTATAAACGTATCTGTAAAGCTACGAAGATTAAAATCAAATATAGAATCAAATCCATACATATGAATTCTTTCGGCCTTTAGATGCTGAGCGGCAAAGTAAACAGCCATATGACCACAATTAAGATCTGTATAGTTTGCAGCATAGCTTGGTAGACGAGTGTAGAACATTTTAATTTGATGAGATCTTTGCATATGAAATTGAGAATTCTTTTCCATATACGCTTTAGGTCTTGCGCCAAGTATCCATTCTCCTGGCACATCAACATCACCTTTATGAATATGTCGCATCATTTTAAAGTCAACCATGCAAGATGCATATAGATTTTCAATAGGAAAAGGTGGAAGATTGCAAGCTAGCTTTAGACCTTTTCTTGGCGCTTCATTATAAAACATTGCTGAATCGCCGTTACCGATTACGTGAACTGTTTTAGGCATTCACAACCTCCGCAATTTTGATCTTACCACGAATACGATCGTTTCCTTTTTCACCTGTCCAATGCATAATCTTTGCATTGGTTGCTGGCTCATCATCATGTTCTACCTGAAGTCTTAGCCAATTATATTTATTCGGTAATTCATTAATATATGTCATTCTTGTAATAGGATTAAGCATACTATGTAATACCTCTTGATCCCCCACTTCTGGTTTTGAAGCAACCTTTTCTGCCCATTGTTTTAGAATATCTGGCTTTTGATAAAATCCTACAACGCCTGAGTTAAACCATTCTTCTTTTCTACGCTTTAGCCATGGTCTATCAAGTGACATACAAAGTTTGTTTGGTTGAATATGATCAAACATCCTTTCAATATTTCCAAGTATTTCACAATCAGTATCAATCCAAAAGCATCTTTTGCCCGGTGCTTTTAACATTGCCATCGGTTTACCAAACCACCCTTTAACGTCTTCTTTTATTTGAATATCCATATGGCAAAAAAGAGCAGGATGCGCAGATTGTTTTACTCTTTCTTTCATCTCAATAGACATACCAAAGTCTGCAACTGCAATTGGTATAGTATTATGCTTATAATAATTTTCAATAAACCACCACAGCTGCCATTCTGTTTTTTCATCGCAACCGGTGATAATCAATTTTTCAGGCATTTTAGGCATCGATTATTCCATATGTTTCGTTAAAGTTATGTTTAGCTTGTACACCAGCTTCTTTTTGAATTGTTGTAAATGAATCTGCTGCCATACATACCCATGGATAATACTCTTGTAAAAACGGAAAAGTATCTACATTCAGAAATATATCAGTCGGTGCACCACATGTTTTTGCTTTATTAATAATCTTTTGTGCGCCTTCTGGATTAACCATATAGCCATGCGCGCCACCAAAATATTTCTTTTGTATTAATCCATCTACACCAATATTGATAGGTGTATTAAAGTTTCCATACGAAGGCTTTGAAAATGTCATACAACCATCAAACGACGTTTCCGGAATCGGGCCTGTTAGAATAGCATCATGCTCAAAAATAACAACTGTTTCTTTTATCTTTACTGACTTTTCCCACAGCGCATGATGAGATAAGAAAGCAGCCATACAGTTTTCTGGTCTAGAATATTTTTCATGGAAAAAAGACGGTTGGATACCCTTTGTATGCAAAATAAGATGTGGATTATCTTTAGGAGTTATAGCCCAATGATGTTCTACTTCAAGTCCATGTTTAGCAGCGCTTTTAATACAACGTTTTGCAACCTGCATAGACTGTTCATTATCTTTAATTGTAATTACGAAAGCTTTCATTCACAAGTCTTCTTTCCTGCACATTCTTTTGGAAAGCATTGTCTTGCAAAGAAATAGTATTCGTTGTCAAAACTTGCAGACCACTGTTCATTATCTATCATCCAATGACATTGTTTTTCTGACATGGGTTGCTGTAGTGCCATCTGACCGATATAGTGGTCTGTAACACCATCGCTGCCCCACATACTAATTACTAACATAAATTCTTTCATTTAATTCACCGTTGTTGAAGGTAACCCTTGGACTCTTGTAAAATATGTTTTAGTTACACCAAGTTTAGGAACTAGTTGTTTGCACATAAGCGCATCGTTCGGCCATAAGCCATGTTCTCGAGCCGCTGATAGGATATCCTTTGCTCCATCTGGTTTAATTATATATGCAGAGTTTCCGGCTAAACCTTGTGGTATATTAAATTCATCAACTGATGGTACCGGTTGGATCCATGATTCTCCGGCTTGCACCATGTCATGAAACTGATGAGCGCGCCTTGTAGCTGATGCAGGACTATTAATACCAATAATATTGTATTTACTTTCAAGTATCAATTTCCAATCTAATTTTTCAGTAAAGACTGCATCGTGTTCAAGTATAAGAATTGGCTCATTTAGTTTTTTACACTCATGCCACAATAACCAATGACTCATTGCGCATGCAATGCGAGAATTAGGATTTGCTGTTTGATATGCAGACTTAATAAGACCGGTTGCAATATCGTTTTCTTTACCTTCCCAAGGATACTTCCATTTAAGACCATTACCGAACATAACAGTCTTAGCCATTTTTGCGGAAACTGCGTTAAAGATATCTATCTCAAAATCATTATAAACTTTTTTAGAAGATATAATACAAGTATCAGCCCCTTTCTCTGATATCTCATTTCCTTTTAAACAAATCACATACGCTTTCATCTTTTTAACTCATTCCTATGCGGAAATTCTTCCATAGTTTTATTGACATTGAGAAAGTCAAATAGTTTTTGGGGTTTGTCAACTCCATCTACAATATTTAGAATCAATAAAGAGCCAGGTCTATTTTTAAAATATTCCTTTATACTTTTCTCATGGTTATCCCATACTTTTTCATATACCTCATATACGAAGAACGGTTCTTTATACACTTGAGTTCGAATATTTACCTGTCTTGTAGATTGATTCCAATTTCTTTTTCTTTCAAGATAAGTTGACATAGACTGTAGCCATTTTTCTTTATCTCTTGTTGTAAGAATAAACTTAGAGTTAGGAAACATTGTGTCAAGCTTTTTATATTTTGGTATGACAGGAATATCTGATGCACCATCATTGTTAAACGAAATCATATCATCATCAGATGGATAGTGAATATGATTATATCCCACTTCGTTTAATACATGTGTAAGTGTAGTCGTACCAGTTCTAGATAATCCTAGTCCCCAAATTTTTGCTTTCATTTCACTGCTGCTTTATAATGTTTATGATTTAAATTCCATTCTTGAATAGGCAAATTTGTAATTCGCCACATTTCTTTTTCAGTATACCATTTAGCTTCGCCTGGTTGAATGTGTACTAGCTTAGCATCTTTAGGTCTTGTATCGTTCATACGTCTTATTGGATTGCTTCGAGTTGACATATTATGAACATGTGAATTCCATTTGTAATCTAATTCTGTAAAATCTGTTTCAAGTGAATGTGCCATAGCATGAAAATAATTTTGATCTAAGCAATAGAACTTAGAAAAATTTTGCGCTATTGTTTGTTGCACATACTTATTAAATTTCCACCAACGATTCTTTGCATGTCTTAAACCTTCTTTCGAAAACATTACCATTCCAGCATTGTAAACTTTAAGTAAGCCATCATCACGTCGAGGCAGTTTTGTGTTTAGTGTACTATTAACCCATGCTGCCCATATTTCATCATTCTTATAATTAATACTTCCGTGTAAAGTTTCTTTTCTAATTGTTTCGATAGCAGGTTCTCTACATGCTGCAACATGACCATACTCTAAATCAAAAATACTTTCTTCTAAACCATCTACAGCAAATACATCTAAATCAATAATAGCAATATTGTCATATACAAGAAACGATGGATCAAT